TTGTATATAAATTGTAAGCTACAAAACTTTGAACTGCTTTCAAATGTATAGTTGTATTTGTCTCGCAGGATCTCGCACACAGTATCTTTGCCGTGTCTGCCGTGTCCAATAACTAGTAATTTCTTTTTCATAGTATAACTATAGCATACTATTTAAACAATGTCAACAAAGTTTATCCGATTAAGAATCCGTAACCAACACCACCAGCTACTGACATTGCTAGATCGTTTTCAAGTTTTTCCATCTCTTGCTGTGCTTCTGCTTTTAAACTATCACCGTTTAATGTTGTGCCGCCTCCTGGGCCTGCAATGGTTGCAAACTTCGAACGTGCTTCACCTAGCATATATTTACAGTTAGCAAGCGTATAATCCTTGATCCACTGAAATGCTTTGTAATCTTTAAACAACTCAAAGTCAGGTCTATGATTGTAGCACCACAACAGTACTTCTTCTTCTGCTCTAGGGCGTGTTAGTATTGTTAGTTTTTTATTACTTGTATTCCAGGTGAATTCAATAAACGAACCAAACATACGTCCTACAAGTTCTTGCTGTTGAGCAAACATATCGTATGTTGCTAGACCGCCAATGCCACTTCCTGCCAACAAATATGTGTTTGTATAAGCAAGGTTAAATGGTTCAAACGTTGTGCCGCCACTGGCGTTGCCGCCAAGTCTACTACCAACACTGCGTCTATAAACTTTTCTTACTTCGATAATATCAGTAGGCAATGTGTATGCGTTTTGATCTTGTGATAATGCAAGTGTAATATAACTTTCTTCAACTGCGTTTTCACTGCGCTGTCTATATTTGCTTAGACTTTTTGATAGTGCTGTATTGTAGTGGATTGGGTCTAGTTCAACGTCGACCATTCCTCCGCCTANGAAAGCGTTTACATAATCAAATACTTCTTGTTTTTGTGTTGTTAAGTCGGTCATTGTTTGTCTCCACAAGTATTTATGCTAAATATACATATGCCTAGACTAAGTTTATACAGACCGCAAAAAACAAAAGATTACAGTTTCATCGATGGTGTTGTCCTCGAACAGTTTACCGTTGGAGGGACTGATTTTAATATACACAAATATCTTGGTCCAAAGACTACGTTAGAAGATGATGCAACTGCCGAACAACCTGTGTATGATGTTGTTAAAGAAACCAACATACAAGACTTGTTATTTTTAGAAAACAGAGATCGCAAATATGATGAAGATATTTACACTATTCGAGGTCATTACAATCTAAGCGATCAAGATTTTGATCTAAGTCAGTTTGGGTTGTTTTTACAAAATGATACTTTGTTTATGACAATACACATCAACAGTAGTGTTAAACAACTTGGTAGAAAGATTATGCCAGGCGATGTTATAGAATTACCACATATGAAAGACGAGTATGCTGCTAACGATTANAGTGTTGCACTAAAACGTTTTTACGTTGTTGACGAAGTAACACGAGCAGCAGAAGGATTTAGTCAAACTTGGTATCCACATTTGTACAGAGTAAGAAGTAAACAAATACTTGATTCACAAGAATACAAAGATATACTAGACTTGCCAGCAGAAGAAGGCAGTGACACAACTCTTAGAGATGTGCTTAGTACATATGATAAAGAAATAGAAATAAACAATGCTATTATTGCACAGGCCGAAGTTGATGTTCCATTGAGTGGATACGAAACCATACAGTTTTACACATTACAAGTTAATGATTCTGGTGAGGTTCAAATAGTAAGTACCGACTACGATACATTATTAGCAGATGGCGGAATAACAGCAGATACAGTTTTTGTTACTCCAGATGGAAACGGATATCAAGGATATCTAGTTGGTGACGGAATACCGCCTAACGGTGCACCGTATGGTACTGGCATTAGTTTTCCNGGAGAACCAGAAACTGGCGANTACTTTTTAAGNATTGATTTGTCTCCTAATAGATTGTTTAGATACGATGGCAACAGTTGGCGCAAGATAGAAGATTCAGTGAGAACCACACTTACACAAACAAGTGGTCGAGATACTCTAAAAGGCACGTTTATAAACAACACAACAGTAAATAGTATTAGCGGAGAAGATATTGTCGAAAGACAGGCTCTAAGTAAAGCTCTAAGAGCAAAGGCAGGTGACTAATGCAATTTTTCTATGATGGACAAATACGTAGATACATTACACAGATTGTAAGAGCATTTAGTAACTTTAGCTATCGTGACGGCGAAGGCGATATCAAAGTAGTTCCAGTATTGTATGGCGATATTACAAGACAAGTTGCTAGTATCATTAGAGAAAACAGTGATAACAAACTACCAAGTGCGCCAAGAATGGGTGTGTACATTACCAGTTTGCAAATGGACAGAGCTAGACTAAGTGACAGCAGTTATGTAAGTAAAATTAATCTTAGAGAAAAAGAGTATGATGCAGAAACAAGCAGTTACACAGCAGCTCAAGCCAAGGGATATACAGTTGAAAGATTGCATCCCACTCCGTACACGTTAAGTGTCAATGTTGATGTTTGGTCAACAAGTACTGATCAAAAATTGCAAATATTAGAACAAATCTTTATGCTGTTTAATCCGGACTTGGAATTTCAAACATCTGACAACTATGTTGACTGGACAAGTTTAAGTGTATTATACTTGGAAGATATTAACTTTAGTAGTAGAACTGTACCAGTAGGAACACAAGACGATATTGATGTTGCTACTTTAGGATTTACTGCACCCATTTATATCTCGCCGCCAAGTAAAGTTAAAAAACTTGGTATTATTACAGACATTATTACAAGTGTTTACAACCAAGACGCAGGCACTATTAGCTTAGAAGGATTTAACCCTTCTACCAACGGAGACGCAGGAGTAGCAAACGGAGTTACAGTATTGCCAGACGGAACTGTTGTTAATGATGGTAGTATTGGAATTACAAGTACTCAAAGTGTTGGAAGCGGTGGTATTAACTTATCAAACCCACTAGTTGTAAGTTATCGCAACTTTGATATAATTGTTGACAATGATACTGCTCAGTTNGCAAAAAATAAGAGTTTGCGGGTTGGTGACATTAGCTGGAAAAATATTCTGGAAGCTGAATTGCCGGCCCGTTACCAACCCGGCATAAGTCAGATTAGATTACGTAGAGCAGAACTGTCCGGAGAGATAGTTGGTACATTTAATGTATACGAAAACGACACAACGAATATGATCATTGATTGGGACGAGGATACATTGCCAGCAAATACTATTTTAGTTGGACCAACTAAATCAGATGGTACAATAGACTATATTGTTGATCCAATAACATTTAATCCTAACACTGTTAAGGCTTCGGGCGTAAGAATACTAATGCTTGGCCCTATTGGTTACAAAGTTGAACGTACCTTTAAAGCAACTGCCAGCAGTACAAGAATAGATACTGACATAGATTATATTATTAGCAGTAGTGATTTAGCAGGCAGAGAAGGCGACGAACGTGTAACTACATTCCAGGTATTTGTTAACGGGGTACCTGTTGCTGCAACAAAATCAAATGTTGACGACAAGTTTGTATTAAACTTAACTACAAAGTATGATGTAGACGATGTAGTTTCTTATGTTTTAAATCTCAACGAACAGGGCCCTGCTGCATGGAAAAATGCAGACGACACTGACTTTTCAGCAGATGCAAATGACATTGCTGAATGGGACGGATCTAAATGGGTTAATATATGGAACTCAAGTGAAAATACTACAACTACATATGTTACTAATGTAACTACAGGACAACAGTTTTATTGGAATGGCTACTATTGGCAGAGTGCAGTTGATGGGTATTATCCACGAGGCACTTGGACTATTACACTTTAAAATAAGTATTTGTATGAATAAAATAATTTGTAGTGGTGCTCTATTTTATAGTCTTGAAACAAAAAGATTTCTATTTTTACATCGCACCAAAGGAAAAACAAAAAATCTTTGGGGATTGGTCGGTGGAACAAACGAAGGAGCCGAAACTCCTTGGGAAGGTTTAAAACGAGAAATAGACGAAGAAATTGGCGAAGTTTCAAATATTAAAAAAACTATTCCGTTAGAAACTTTTATAAGCAGCGACAATCATTTTAGTTTTCATACATATTTGTGTGTAATAGATAATGAGTTTATTCCTAAACTAAATGACGAGCACAATGGATATGCATGGGTAACATTTGGTGCATGGCCCAAACCATTACACAACGGTTTGAACAATACTTTAAGAAGTAAAACAAATCAAAAAAAACTAGACACTGTTATTAAACTTGTGGATATGATTGCTTAAAGGTTTCGTGTAGCCATTCAAAATCGTTGATCTTTTTCAACTCGTCAGCGTTACCTTTGTTTTCAGTACCAAATGCACGACCTGCTATTGCACCAGCAATAGTTGCTTCACCATGCCATTCATCTGCACCTCTAGTACACCATGCATCTAATCTAAACTCTGTTTCTTCATCTTGTTGACGATCGATAACCTTTGATGCTAACTTTGCACATTCTCTAAATCCACTACGCCATGCACTAAAGTAATCTGTGTTAAACACAGTAGTATTACTCATTTCGTTGACACCTTTAAACTTATCACTGATACTAGTAGTCATATCTGTTGTAGTTTCGTCTAAGTTTCTTGTTAACATAGTAGGTAATAGTTTTACACCACCATACCCGTATACTAGCTTGTTAACAGGATTCAAACTTCTCCATACATGAACAGTATCCTTGCCGTCAATATCGTATGCCGGAACATAGTAACTAAAGTCAAACCCGTCAATGATTTCTGCATCGCCGTCAACCACCCAAAACATTTCTGTTTCAACTAGTTCAGCGGCACGTTTATGAGCAGCATGAATACCTTTGATATCCATTACACGTTTGGCTCTTGGATATAAATGAGACAGAGCATCGAAGTTTTCTTCAGCGTTAGGCTCTCCGTTACTAATAAACACAATATCATAAGGTTTAGGCATACTGCCAACTTCGTCATATTCTTTTTTAGTAACAAAGAATCTATAATCAATTTCACGCTGACTGATATTTAAGTCCTTGCTCATTAGTGCAATGCCATCGTAATAGTTGTCATTTTTCCAAACATGATTGATCTTACGTTCGTATTGATTATGATGACTAATATAAAAGTTCCAGTTAAAATCTTCATTAGCAAGGAAAGAGTCATTCACCATCCAAAACATACCATAGTTGCATGTTTCTTTAGCTTCTAAATATTCTTCGTAATTGTTTACAGTGTATATAGGAAACGGCTTAGGAGTGCTGGCTACAATATCGTATTCTTTTTTCTTGATAAGAAATCTATGTTCAATTTCTTTTTCACTAACTAATACATTTTTACTATACAATACAATACCGTCATAGTTTTCATCATTTAGGAAAACATGATTAATGTTTCTATCATAGGAGTTTTGATGACTAAAGTACAAATCAAAGTCAAAATCTTTGTCTACATACACGTCACTGGGCACACCCCAAAACATTTCAGTATCAGTATTATACAATGCTTCTGTATAATCTTCGTAGTTGTTGATAGTAAACTTATTATATTTTTTAGGATTGCTTGCAATAATATTATGCTCTTTTTTGTTTACATAAAATCTGTGTTCAAACTCCTTTTCAGATATTTTAGCAGTTTTAGTTAAAAGTGCAATACCATCATAGTGTTCGCCATTTAAGAAAACATGATTTGTTGATCTGTCAAAGGTGCTTTGTTCATGAAAGTATTTACTCCATTTAAAATCATCACACACTTCTACATCACTGGGTACTAACCAAAACATATCAGTTTGGCAATGATTAAATGCATTAACATATTGTTCATATGTGTCTACAGCAAATGTTTCAAAGTCGTGCGGATTACTTGCAACAATATCGTGATCAATCTTTTCAGTTGGTTCTTTGAGNTCAATTTCTTCTTTGCTTAGTTCAGCATACTTACTAAACAAAAATACNCCNTCNTATTTGTTTCCATTTAACCATGCATGATTANTTTTTCTGTCGCTGCTGTGATGACTAATATAATAATCAAACTTAAAATCTTCTTCAATAACAACTTGCTCTGAGTATCCCCAAAACATATCTGTAGTAGCATTTTCCATTGCATACAAATAATCACTGTAGTTTTTAACAGTGTATACATCGTACTTGCGTGGATTACTTGCCATAATCCTAACTTCTTTTTTGTTAGCAAAAAAGCGATGAGTAATTTCACGATCGGTAATATTATAAGACTTTGGACAAAGTACAATACCGTCTAGTGTATCAATGTCTCCATTGCCAAACACATGTGGTATGTCATAACTCCATTCGTCTGGTTTATAACTAAACTTGAAAGTATCTCTTACATCTGTATCGTCGTAAACAATCCAGAACATATCTGTAAAACTTTGTTGCTGTGCTTGTTNATATGTTTCAACNACTTGTAAGTCAAACCCACGAGCTTCTAGTTTTTCTAATACTGTTTTNTCTTTGCCAATATAAAAAATATCAAACTTGTCTTTGCCATTGTACGGATCATAATGTCCAGCAATATAGTTTTCGTGTACAACTTCATATTCTACTGTGTGTGCGTCTATTGGAACAAGTACTACGCTATCAAATGTTTTTACTTTACGGCTTTTATCAAATACATAAGGAAACTTATAAATGCTGTTGTTGCTGGGTTTGTAATACCAAGGAAAACTTGCATACGTTATAATATTTTTATCAACCAACCATACAAACTTAGAGTTTCCTGTATATGTTTCTAATACAGAAAAGTCTGTAGGATTATCAACATACAAAATATCTGCTTTGTTTAAAATATGATTCTTTAAAGAATCTTGTCCAGGAAACATAGTTGTTGTCTGTACATTTAGTCTTTCAAATCTGTCAATAGCTTTCATAGTATATTTGCCTTTGTTCCATAATGTGCAAGTTTGATACCTGCATCTATCCATACTTCGTAACCGTGGTGCATTGCTTGATTACAAAAGTATATATCCTCTCCGCTGAAGGTATCTAGTTGTTTATTATATTCGTGGTCAAACCACGGCTTTGGCAAGTTGTTGTACACATCTGCATTAACTAACATACATCCCATACCTACTGCCCATACCCGGTGTAACCCATTGTTTTCATTGAGTCTTTTTTGTATATCATTAGGATCGGTAAATGCAACAGTTTGATACGGTGAATACCTAGTACTGTATTGGCCTGCTACAATGTCTTTGTTGTGTGACAACAGAGTTTCAAAAACAGATGGCGGAAAGTGCATATCACTGTCAAGCCACAACAAATGAGAAGCATTGTGTTCTAATGCTTCTTTTGCTAATGCAGTTCTTGATTCAGCAATAACACTACCGCAAACAATGTGTAATTCAAAATCAATAGAGTTTGCTGTAAGTCTATTTGTTAAGTGACAAAGACTACGAGCAAAACCTGTATGAACTTGATCACGTGCAGGAATACAAATACCAAGTTTCATATTATAGCATTGTTGATGGAATTGTTTCTTCGTTTAATTCTTTTTCTGCTGCCTGTGTAAGTGTATTCCAGTTACGTGCAGAATTAGTTGCAACTTTTACAGCTTCTTTAAAATCATCTGCAGGCAAACTTGCCATTGCAAGCATATTTTCAGGCTGTACTTTACCAATAGTCAACAAGTCAACGCCTGCTGTTCGGCCAAGTTTTTGCACCCAATGCATACGTTCGTCGTCTTCTGGAATGTCCATAGCTGCAATAGCATCTTTAACTTCAGTTAGCAGTTTGGAATCTAGTTCGAGATTGGCAGCTGCTGCAAGTTTTCTTGCTTTGGTGTATTCATTTACTAAATCAACATTTAGCACTTCGTAGAGTGTTTTCATTATAAATCTCCTATATATTATATGTTAGCTGAGTTTGTGTTGTTTGTCAACCGTTAATCACCAAGAGAAGCACTATCCCAGAAGNAGTATCCNCCAAACGAATCACTCATTAAAATAGTAGTACCAGCACTAATACCGATGTATGTGCCTAGTACACTTATAGTATAGGAAGAAGNACGAGAGCCGCCNGCTGCTGATACAAAGTAGTCACGGATTACACCCATTGATATTGTCGAACCTGTTGCTGGTAATGCCATTACACTTCTTTCCTAAATCTTTCTTTATGCTAACACAGTATTTACGCTATGTCAAGTACAGTAGCCGAAAGATCCGGCTACTGTGTTATTATTACTTATCTAAAAGTTTTTGCACCATTGCACGGAGTTCTGCAATCTCTGCTGCTTGTGCTTCTGCTTTAACATCTGCTTCTTTGATTGCTTCAACTAGTAATGGTACTATACGTTCATACTTAACAGTTAGATAATCTTCACCCGATGCACTTTCACCATTGATATAATCAAACGGTGCCGGTACAACTACTTCTGGTAATACTGCTTGAACTTCTTGAGCAAGTAAACCTGCTTCAACAGTGTCATCAACTTCATCTTTAAATCCATGTTCTATTGATTTTTCATTCCAGGTATAAAGTACACCGTTTAGAGCATTTACTTTATCAAGTGCATTTTCAATATTACCACTAACATTTTTCAGTCTTTTATCAGAAGCATATGCTGTAAGTTCACCTCTGAAAGCCCAGTTATTATCGTTGTAACTGTTTCTAGCTGTCCATTCATCAACACCGGCTGATCTTCTCCATAGTGTAATAAGATCAGAACCAGCGCCTGTAGTAGCAGGTGAATTGTCACCATTGTATTCAATGCCGCCACCGTAGTCGTCACTTTGTCCTACATAGAGTCGTCCAGTACCTTGGCCATCGCCACTAAGATTTAAGAACGCTGCTCCGCCGTCATCGCATTTAATTTTAAGTGTAGTATTTGTTCCGCCGTCAATTCGTTGATCAGCTAAAGCAGTACGTATAAACCCAGTACTGTCAATGCCGTCTAGTGTGTTGGCATTATCAGCAGTCAATCCAGTTAATCCACTACCGTTACCAGTAAAGTTAGCAGCAGTTATGTTGCCNGTGATGTTAATACTACCAGCACCACTNAGTGCGCCACTGAAGCTGTCNGCAGCATCACTGCGTAAGAAACTACCACTACTTAGACTATCAAGTGTATCAGCATCTAGTCCACTACCAGCACCGTCGTTGCCACTGTGCCATACTGTGTATTCAGATCCAGACTGGAATGTTAATCCGTTTGTGCCTGTCTTAATTCTAAGTAATGCAGCGGCGCCTTCGTTATTAAGTAGTAATGTATCTCCGCTGTCTACATATTGCATATAAGCACGTCTTGTAGTTGATTGATACCAACTTATATAAGGATTACCAGTAGCACTTGTATCCTGCAAACGAATCATTTCGTCACCGGCGTGTGACATTGTTAGTAAGCCGCCCATTGTATCAGCAGTATCACTACGCAAGTAATTAGCAGCAGCTACTCCTCCGAGTGTTAACGCATCTACATTAGTAAGTCCACTACCGTTACCAGTAAATGTACTTGTTCCAATATTGATGTTACCAAATCCACTGCTGATCTCACCAGCGTCAAGAGCACCAGTGCCAGTTAAGTTACTGTATGTTCCTGTGATACGTGCATTTGGAACTGTACCACTTCCAATGTTGCCAGCGTTAATAGCTGATATGTTTGCGCCATTACCGTAGAAGTTACCAGCATACAAGTTACCAGCAACACCCATACCGCCTGAGACTTTAACTGCACCAGTTGTAACTGATGTGGCAGCAGTTGTGTTAGTAAAGGTTTTAATACCTCCCATACTTTGGTTCCCACCAAGTCTGCCACCATCTACAGTACCGCTACTCAAGTTACTTGCATTAAGTGTTGTTAATCCACTACCATTAGCAGTGATTATATCAGTACCAATGTTGATGCTTCCAAACCCGTTAGTAATACTACCACTGTTTAGAATACCTGTTCCTGTAATATCACCTTGGTGCTGTGTAATACTGCTAGACGATATTCTNGCATCTGCTACAGTACCGCTGCTCAAGGCAGTTGCACTAAGTGTTGTTAGTCCACTACCATTACCNGAGAAGATACTTGTACCAATGTTGATGCTTCCAAACCCACTAGTAATACTACCAGCATTTAGAGCACCTGTTCCTGTAATACTCAACTGGTGCTGTGTAACACCGCTTGCTTGTATACGTGCATCTGGAATAGTTCCACTTGTTAAGAAAGCAGCACTCATATCACCAATAAAGTTGTCTGCACGTATATCTTTGTTTACATACAAACCGCCTGTTATTTTAACTGCTGCACTGCCAGCTGCAAATGTTGCGCCTGTTGCATTTGTACCATCTGTGAATGTTACAAAGTTGTTTGAAGCAAGTGTTGTAAATGCGCCAGAACTTGGTGTTACGTTACCNATTGGTGTGTTGTTGATTTGGCTAACAAACAAATCACCNTCNACATACATATCTGCATTTGTTCTTAGGTCTAGCCTTACAATCATTTCACCTAAGTCGCCTGCAAGAGTTGCTGCTGCTTTGGTTTCACCGACTACAATTTCAGTAGCAGCCTGCGCCATTGCCAATGTTGTAACATTGTCTTTTAACAAGTTAAATGTGCCAGTTTCGTCTGTATCAAGTGTTGTACCGTTTACAAACAAATTGCCTGCTAAGTTAACATTTGTATTTCTAATGTTAAAGTTACCAGTTGTAGCACCTGCGGTAACTGTTGTTGCTGCGCCACCTATATTAAGTGTAGTTGCAGTTGCATTAACAAGATTAAATGTTGCTGCGCCAGTGGTGATGTCGCCGCCGTCTACATTTAGATCAAGGTCGATATCAACATTGTTGTGTACAGTTGTTGTACCAGTTGCTGCACCAATTTCAACACTAGTAGCAGCGCCACCCATATTAATTGATGTTGCAGTTGTGTCAAACAATGCCATTGTAGCACTTGCAGCATNAATGCCAGTAGTGAAACTTGGTGATGTAGCAAATACTGCTGCACCAGTTCCAGTTTCGTCACTTAGTACACCACGCAGTTGCGCACTTGTAGTTGAAGCAAACTGACTTAATGGATTGCCTGTAATAGCAAGTGTACCGCTTGTTGGAAGTGTTATACTAGTTGCACCTGTGGTTGTTACTCCAAGTGTATGAGCGCCGGTGTGCGTAAAGTTGCCGCCAAGTGTAATAGTTTTACTGCCATTGTTTATACCAGTGCCACCGTATGTTGGATCAACAATTGTACCTTGCCAAACACCAGTTCCGATAGTTCCAACTTGCTGTAGACTACTGTTAACAACTGCGCCGCCAAGTGTTGTACTATTAAGTACACCTGCATCATTAATAAAATATGCTTTTCCACTTGCTAAGTTAAAGTCTTCTGATGAATCCCAACTAGTATT